AGGCTTGAACATCACTTGGTATAACACCATCACCTGAACCTAAAAAATCACACTCTAATTCTTGGGCAATTTTCCTTCTATCAAATTTAAATTTTTTGGACATTCCTTCAAACCAACTTGAAAATGGTTTATACCCTTGTTCCAAATATTCATTATAGTTATCAATGTCGAAATCATTCATTACGACTTCATTGTCATCATATAAACCTCTATTTGTCATGTAATGAACAATGTCATTACATTTAACCCATCTCAAATCTTTTGTATATCTTGGGTCTTTAAACCATCTTAAATCGGTAATATGGAAATCATTTAAACCTCTGATAGATTGGTCATAGACACCATAATATATTGCATCATAACCATTAGGTGTTGAAATGAGTATAATCTTACCACCAGTTGAAAGAGATGCCATGGATGCTGCCCAAAAATCTTCACCGGCTTCGATGTATGCCGCCTCGTCAAAAATTAATATTGTTGGAGTATAACCTCTTAACGCATCCGCGGATGTCGCAACGGCTTTAACTTCACATCCGTTGTTTAATCTAAATCTACTTTCTGAATTTTTGTCTGGTGAAAAACCAACATTAATCCAATCAGGCCATTGTTCAATAAATCCTCTAATTTTATTGGCCATTTCAACAGCGGTATCTTTTTTGTTTGCAATAATTAACACCCTATCTGGATTGTCTTTTTTTGCTGTTTGTAAACGTTTAGAAACCCATGCCGCTGTTACCGTAGTCACACCCGCTTGACGATATTTTCTTGTTATATTTTCATTGTACTTTTCGTAGTCATTTAATAATTGTACTTGGTCGGGAAACAATTCTAAGGGAACAAACCTTTTTTGTGTGTTATCATAAGTTTGTAAATATGTTTTTAAAGCATACGGAGTATCCTTAATAATTTTAGCATATTCTTTTAATTGTTCTATTTTTTGATTATTCATACTCATAAATATAAAAAAAGGGGTATAAAACCCCTTTTATTGTTTTCGTTATTTGTCTTTAATTAATCCTCTGACAATTTAATCCCCAAACTACCTAAAAAATCTTCTAAATCATCATCATCAGTGTTATCTGTAACATCATTTAAATCATCATTAAATGAATCAATTGCGTCTTGATAATCTTGGTCTTTGAACATTTGGTCGATTCCATTCATTAATTCATTCATTAAGCGTTTACCATTTTCAGAACCTGAAAGAACTTCTTTCATAAACACTAAAAATGGTTTAGCGGGTAATTTAAAAATTGAAGTTAACAAATAGTTTTGTAATTCTACCTTATTTTCATCATTTAAAATGTCTTCAGGAAATTGATTTCTAACTCTATCCCAAATTGATGGACCTAATCTCAAATCCCATATTTCTTTTTCTAATGTATCTTCAGAAGATTCAATTTCAGACCAAGATTCAATGTCCTCATTACCTTCATCATCTGTTGGTCTTCCTTGAATTGCGAATAATTCCAAAGTACCTTTAATTAATTCATGAACAATAACCGGAAAGTTTATACCTCTAGCAACTATTGTTGGTGGGTCGGTTTCTCTTTTTACTTCTTCTTTACCCGCAACCATCCCTCCGCCGCCAGGTCTTCCCATCATTTGTTTCATGAATTCATCACTCATTTGCCAATAGAAGGTATCGTTGATTGACATAAGAATACCATATTGGTTAATAATGTTGTCTGAACCAGTAATTTCTCTAATCTTATCCGCAACATAATGATACATGTAATGACCTCTTTTCGACGCCCCTTGTATCATGTTATTAATTAACCTTCTTTTTGCTTTTTCCATTGTCATTGATTCCAAATCAGTCATCAAATCTTTTTCAATATCAACTGGGTCAATATTTGGTTGTTGTTGTTGTATTTCACGATTGAAATCTTGGGTATTTATTTCACCTATTCCAACAATCTTAACATCAAATTGTAACGCCCCTTCAGGTATTCCCATTTCTTTCATAACTAACTCAACGGCCAATCTTTCTAACGCCTCTCTATGTCGAGATTCGGTTCTAACAATATCATTATGTGCCGACATCATCATTTGAGTCAGTGGCCCAACATTTTGGTCACCTCTTAATGGAGTTTGAATCCCCGTATATTCTCTAACTTTAGCAACTACATTTCTATATCTTTCAGAAGCCAGTAATTCTTGAAAATTTTTATTTGGTTCATTACCCGTTCTAGGAAATGGAATTTTTTTTAACGGAGTGTCACCTTGAGATAATTTATCTTGTACTCCTTGATAAGGTCTATCTTCTGTATCAAAATCCATTGGCATTTCGTATAAATTTTCATTTAATATACGCAACAAATCTTTTTTATAAAACTTAATTTTCATAATTATTTATATTTTTGGTTTGGTATTTAGACAGTAACGTTATAAGGTTCTTTTTTACTGTTAGAAGGTTCAACATAAAAAAATAATTTAGGAAACTTATCTTGTAAATTACTAACTCTTTCTTCTGCTTCTTTTTCAGTATCATAATATCCATGCCATCCTATGTTACCATAACCCCCATCTTCTAATACGTGATAATACATTTTTGAAGTTTTTGGTCTTACTGGTGATTCCTTTTCTTTTTCAAATAATGCTTTAGGTTTAGGGTTCGTACCGGGACCTGGTTGATATGGTGTTTTTGGTCTTTCTTTTGGTTTTACCGGTGTTTTTGGTTTTACAGGTGCCTCTTTTTCTTTTTCGAATAATGCTTTAGGTTTAGGGTTTACACCAGGACCTGGTTGATATGGTGTTTTTGGTCTTGGTCTTTCTTCTGGTTTTGTTGGTGTATCGGGAATAACATCAGGTTGAGAAGGATTAGGTGCGGGAGATGGTTGATTTCCAACAATTGCATCATATGTCATAAATTCTGGTACATCATTGTGACCTTTTTTTGCTTTTGAAATTGGCATTGGTTGAAATGTTTCCATTTTTTCATTTATGATTTTCATGATATCATTTTTAGATGTAAAGTGAGTATACTTCGATTCCGCTAAATCTAATACCCATTCTTCAATTTCATGATTATTTTCATTTATCTTTTCTTTCCATCCTTGTTTTGCTCTAATCGCAAATTTTAATTCCGCTTCTTGGTCTATTATCTTTTTTGGTACTTTTTTACCCTCGTCTTGATATTTTTTACTTTTTTCTTTTAACTTATTAAGTTCGGTTTTTAACTCTTTTACTGTTTTATCCGCGTGTTCGCCAGTTTTTTTAATTTTAACATCACCATCCCATTTTTCATTAACATCTTCATGTTTTGATTCATATGTTTCGATGGTTTTGTTTCCCTTTTTTGCAATCGCAACTTTTTGTTGAAATTGAGGGTCTTTTTTTGATATCATTACATCTTCTTCTTTTAATATCGTAGTAGATAATAAAGCAAGTTGTTTATCATTAAAACTAACAAGTGTTTTTTCTGAAAAACCTTCTTTTAACAGTTTTTCAATTATTACTTTTCTATTCATTATATTTTAATTTTTTATTTTCTAATTTTATTCCTCTTTGTTTTAATTTATTTACAATAACTTCATAGGTTTCTCCAAACCTAAAAAATAATCTTTCCGTATCGGAATCGAAATTTGATTTCTCCCATGCCATTGCAACAATACCATCGACAGCATCGATAATACCAAAATAATCAGAATTTTGTATTAATTCAAAAACAATATCTGTATCTTTTAATAAACCAACTTGGTCAATATATTCAACATTTGGTGATTTAGATGTATATGTCGAAGAAGCGGGAACGTCAAACCAAACATCCATATCAATTTCATCAGAAAAACTAAATATGAATTCATATTGTTTTTGACCCTTATAGTCTGTCCCTATTTCATTGACATAAATGAGTCTCATTTTATTTGAAATATTTACCTAAAGTCTCAGCAATACTTTTGTTTATTTCACTTTTAATTTCATCTAAATCGATTTCTTTTAAATCTTCTTCATTTGTACCCTTTCCTAAATCGGCATATTTTGACAAGTCAACTTCATCCGTTTCAATTGGTTTATTAATAAAAGATTCTAATTTATCAATACCAAACATTTCACCCAAATCTTCATCACCTGTTGGTTCCTCGGGAACCGTTTCGTCTTCTGCGGGTAAAGTATCGTCACCCATCTCATCGCTCATTGTTGCGTCATCTTCAACCTCTCTATCAAATTTCCCACCAATCTCTTCAATATCTTCATCATCAAGTTTATCTAAATCAACAGCGGATATAATCATATTTAACACATATTTTATATCATCACTTTCCATTTTTTCTTTTTGGTCTCTTAGTTCTTGACCTAACTTACCTGCGAATTTTTGAATTTCAGCCATATAATCTGATGGTTTTGGCGTACCTTCTGCACCCATTTCACCTTCAGGTGCTGGTGGTAAATCAGCATTCCCCTATC